GTTCCCTATCTGGATTAGACGGCGGATTTAAACCGCCTAACCAGGTCCAGCAATACTTGATACGAGTGCGCTTTGCTAGCGCATCCACCCCAAGGGCTGCGAGTCTCGGTTGTACCAAGACTCGGAGGATATGGCACCAGTCATCCGTTGAATAATTAATAGTCAATGGACAGGCGCGGCGAACACGAAACTCAAACCTTTGAAGGTTCTTGTTCCAGCGTCTCCGCGTGCCAGTATTGTTGGGTGAATCAGAGAAGGCAACACCAACGAGAACATCTCTTGAAGAGAAATCTCGCTGGGGTGCTTCCCCATCCTCCGCTTCCACTAGAGTGGTGGATTCCAAACCGCAGATTTGCGGGATGGGTCCATACCATTCTTCCAGTGTTTCCAACAATCCCGTGGTCTCTGAACCGCTGTACTTCCTATAACAATTGTTATAGAAAGCAATAGTTCTGAGTTGGGAATGGGCATCATCATCTGGACTCATACTCACGTAGATAGGGGTAACGTCGACACCGTCGACGTACTCTTTTCCACAAGACTCCCGAAAGGGACCCTTTGAGTATGACTTGCCGCTATTGACCACAAGGCCAACAGCGGAAAGCGCCTTCTGAGCGATCTCACGATACTCAGAAGGAATGATAATGTCGTCGCCATAAACGAAAACGGGATGATAAGTCCCGCTGACGAGGCGAATGGATTCCGTTACTATCGACCAGATGCACAACGCCATGACAGGGAAGCAAACTGCTGACCCCATTGGCGCGTGTTTTGTCATATGAACGATTTTACCATTAGGCAACTTCGTGGAACCACTTCGACAGGCTTCGAGTGCTGCAACCCAGTTATCTGGGAACAGCAACCGTACCAAATCTAGTGATACCATATCAGAAGCGTCCTTCAAGTCTAGCGTTGCCCAATCTCTTTCGAGGGTAGGGGTAAGTGGCTGACCGTAAACCGTCGGGAGCGAGCTCCCACGGCATGATCCGTCACGTGCTAGACGTTGGTTAATCGTCTGATCGGAGAAGTTAATTCTCCGTCTGGTTAATGGGTGGCTCTCCATGCACTCCACTAGGGCGTGCATGAGACCTTGTTGAATCCACATGGTTTCTCTCGGTTCTGCGCTTATTAAGCGCGGTCCCCGCGAGTCCTTAGGAACCAACACGGCCTTAGCCTGAGGGTCACTAGGAACATGGTACCATGGATACTCGACATCTGAAAGATGGCGAGGCCCCACGGCCCAAAATTCCGAATAAGGCCAAATTCTATCTATTTTCGGATAGAATCGAGGCTTATCGAATCGCATATGGAACTTTGTTCCACATGCTGACGCACCCGAGCTGTGCTTAGGCGTAATCTCTGAGGGTTCAACCCCAGACAAGACGTGGCGCACAGTACTACCGGCTCTATCAATAAGCGACCGGACTCGAAAGAGTCCGTGCTCATCTTCTAGGGTACCGTTAGTGATCGAAGAAGGAATCTTCGCAAACCACAGATAGGAGAGTTTCCTCTCATTATCTATGAAATTTTGCTGAACTTCTAATTCGCTTTCAGGTGTATGACCGCCATTGAGTTTCTTGAACACGCCTAAAAGCGTGTTCAAGGTATCAATAGCACCTACGTCGTAGTCCGTCATTAACATTCCATCGTCTGTGAAGACCGATGAGAATGCTTCATAAAGGAATCGAGGCAGAACGCTACCACCTTTACGACCAAAGCGCGCCCCGAGGTTCGCAGTATTAAACCAGCCGGATTCTAATCCAGCGAGGGTAATACTCCGTAATCGGGGTAGTTCTCGGGCGATAAAGGCAATGCCTTCGGAATCGGCTCGTCGAAGAAAAGTTTGAATACTCTTCTTATCGACGAATCCTGAGTGACGAGTGTCACGAGCAAGTAAGCACCATAAAGTGCTAAGGCGATTAATGTTGACCATATGGGTAATTTCTTAAAGAAAGAACTTGTACGGTGAGCAACCTTCGCCATGACTATAACTCCTGTTCCAGAAGGAACCCGCCGACCGGCCAACAATTTGATTGTTGGCAAGCCCGCATTTCTGCGTTTCGGTGGATCGCTCTTAGAGCTCTCCATCGAACAGTTTGGTCTGCATGGTCGTATCTGAGGCGACGGTTTTAATCCGTTCCCAGTACGCCAGGTACTCAGCCAACGTCGTGAATTCCGAGCGCTTCATAGTAATGAAGCACCGGTCAAGACGTG